TGCATCTCTGTTTCCCCCTGTGTCACATTCGACCCCATGAGTACGGCCCCGGCGGCGGCGGCGGCAGTAGCATCAGCCGACCCGACCCAAAGCCTGATCGACCAGCTCAACCAGCCGTCGCGCTGGAAGATTCGCCGGTCGGTGCCGGTGTTCGACGAGCACGACGAGTACGGCAAGGATGGGCGGCTGCAGCGACGGTTCGGGCCGCAAGAGTTGCAAGAGATTGCCGACAGTTGCAACCGGCGGGAGCGGGACACGGGCGACGTCTGCCCGCTGACCAAGGGGCACACGATCCAGGGGGCACCAGAGGACCAGCAGCCGGAGATTCTCGGGTACGCACGGAATTTCCACGTGGGGCGATTCGGGGCGGCGCAGAAGCTTGGAATCCTAGCGGATTTCTACTTCTATCCCGACCGGTATAAGGTCGCGATGAGTTTTCCGCGCCGGAGTGTCGAGCTGTATTTCCGCGACAAGATCCTGGACCCCATTGCCTTGCTGCGGCGGACCCCGCAGCGCGATTTGGGAGTGCTCACCGACGATTTCACAGATCCCGCCACGCCCCCGGCCTACCTGCCGCCCGGCACGGTTCGGCTCTATGGCGGCGACGGAGCAGCCTTGCCAGCGACCTACAGCCGCGCCAAGGACCGGCTGCGGTACTCGATTGATGATTTCACCCTCGGAAATGAGGACACCATGACCCAAGCCAACGCCAACCAGCCTCACACTTCCCGGCAGCAGCCGAGTCGCTACGAGCAGGACGAACAGCCGATGGAGCCGGCCGCTGGTCAGCAGCCCGGAGCCGAAGCGGAGCCGGAACCGGACCCGGAGTTCCACGCCCGCTTCATGCACTCGATGAAGCACGCCAGCAAGAGCTACGGCCCGCTCAAGTACCTCCACGACTGCCACGCCAAATATTCCGCCGAGCAGGCCGCCGAGCCGCCCGCTGAAGGGGCCGGCACACCGCCTCCAGCCGCCCCGAGCACGCCCCCGGCTTCCGGTGCCCCGTATCAAGCGGGTGCCGGTGCGGCTGCGGGTGGCAACACCTTCGTTCCCGGTCTGGGGGGCGGTCGTAAAGAGGAGCCGGCGCGGATGCAGCGCACGCAGCAACAGATTCGCCAGGTGCGCGAGGAGCGCACCGTGGAAACCCGCCTGCAGAGCCTGGAGCAGGGCCTGGCGGCGGCGCAGCAGGAGAACGTGCAGCTGAAGTACGAGCGCGACCGCGAGCGCTCCGAGCGGGTCTGTTATGCCCTCGAAGCGGAAGGGTACAGGATCCCGGATATCGGCAAGGAAGTCGAGCGCATGGCCCGCATGAGCGACGAGCAGCGCGGCGAGCGCGAGCAGGAAATCCGCCAGTGCTACAGCCGGGCACCCGTGGGCGCCGACCTGGCCGGCATGGTTGGCGGCAACCCGCGCCCGGACGCCGAAGTGCTGCAGATGCAGCGGCAGCGGCCGGAAAAGCGAGCCGGCCGCGAGCAGCCCACCCAATTCGGCCGCGAGCAGCAACAGAAGGCCCTGCAATATGCTCAGGACCATCCTGACGAGCAGTGGCCGGAGATCGTGAAAAAATTCTCCACGGCGGCATCGTAGACCGCTGGTGACAGTGCCTTTGTAGGAGTCTTTGGAAGTGTTTCGGGGGCCGGCGCGTGTCGCGCGGCTCTGTGCTAACAGGCCAAACCGGGCCTGATCTCCCGGGGAGTTTGGCCATAACCCATACGCAGCCTGTTCTGGGGGCCGCGCCACCGCGCACGGTCCCCTTTTTCTTTGGAGCAGGCAGGGAGCTTAACAAACGCAACCGACATAGAAAACTGACAACAGATTCGTGAGAATCACTTAAACGATCCTTTCTCACTGAAACTGGAGTCAGTCATGACGAACAAGGAGTTTTATCGGCGGCGGCGTGAAGCAGGTTTGTGTGTTGAATGTGGCGAGCCGGCAATAAAAAGCCGGTGCCAAGGATGCAGCGAAAAAGCAAAACAGGCATACCGAGACAGGAAGGCAAAAGGACTTTGTAACTGCGGAAAGCCAACCGATCAAGGATATGCCCAATGCCAGCAATGTAAGGAAACGGCGCGGCTCTATGCTTTGAAGGTTTTGCGACAACGGGCCGCTGCTGGCCAGTGTATATCGTGCGGTGGCATAAATGACGATCCCAAGGGACGCAAGAATTGCCAGCGATGCCTCAAACTCATCAAAGCCAAGATTCGCCGGTTGCGGGCTGCAGGGCAATGCCTTCGCTGCTATAAGCCGGCGGAAAACGGTATGGCGATGTGTCGTGCCTGTAAGGAACGTGCGAAGAGACGACACGACGATTTTCGACGGAAAGTTTTCGAGCGTTACGGGGGAGCGAAGTGTGCCTGTTGTGGCGAGACAATTTTCGTCTTTCTGACGATCGACCACACCAACAACGACGGAGCTAAGCATCGCAAGGAAGTCGGTCGGGCAGCTTATAACATTTGCCGCTGGCTGCACAGGAATGGATATCCGCCCGGTTTTCAGGTGTTGTGCATGAATTGTAATTGGGCTAAGCGCTTCGGCCCATGTCCGCATCAAGTGATGAGGGAGGCGCGGCAGAGGGGTTCTAGTTCCACCAAAAAGGGCCACGCCGATTGAGGCGAGCTTACGTTTTCGAGTCGAACTGGCTTAGATCACCAGTAACTGACTCGCCATTCGCGGCCTGTTCTGGGGGCTGTGCGATCAATCCGCACGGCCCTTTTTCTTTTGCAGGACGGGTAAACCGCGATGAGCAGAAATCAAGTACCTCAACTCCGCGCCAACGGCAACATCAGCGTGTCGACGTTCGTGCAAATCGACGTGACGGCCGACAATATGTGCATCCAGTCGACCGCCAACAGCGCCATCATCGGCATCAGCCAGGCGGGTCCGCGCGATGCCCCCGGCCTCTCCGGCAGCAACGCCACGCTGGCGGCCGCGCAGGGCGACCTGGTGGAACTCTTCGGCCTGGGCGACATCTGCGATCTGCTCGCGGGCTCGGGCGGCTTTACCCGCGGCGATTACCTCAAATCCGACGCCAACGGCGCGGGTGTCACAGCCCCCGGCGGCGGCACGACGCAAAATGTGGGCGCCATCGCCCTCGAAAGCACCCCGGCCGGTCAGTACGGCCTGGTCCAGGTGGTGCTCATGAACAGCTACGCCGGCCCAGCGGGGCAATTCTCCTCGCTGACAGCGGCGGCGACTCCCTTCCCCTTCACCGGCCAGGCCGCAGCCAACAGCACGGCCAACGGCGGCGCTATCGCGATCGCAGGCGGGGCTGGCGGCTCCAGCAGCGGCGCCGGTGGCGCGGTCAGCATGACCGGTGGGGCGGCCACGGCCGGCAACTCCAACGGCGGGGCGGCCAGCCTTATCGGCGGTGCGGCAACCGGGACCGGGACCGGTGGCGCGACGATTATTACCGGCGGGGCGGGCGGCAACGGTGGGGCCACGGGTCCGGGTGGTGCGGTCACCATCACGGGCGGTGCCTCGCTGGCGACCAATGACGCCGGTGGCGCGGTCAGCATGACCGGTGGTGCTGGGGCGGGCACGGGCAACGGTGGTGCTGCCAGCCTCATCGGCGGGGCCGGTGGCGCGACCGGGGGTGGTGGCGCCTTGACGCTCACGGGTGGTGCCGGTGGGGCCACGAGTGGCGCCGGTGGTGCCGTGGCGATTACGGGCGGTGCGGGCACGGCGGGCAACTCTGTCGGTGGCGCGGCCAGTTTGACCGGTGGCGCCGGGTCCGGTTCGCAGGCCGGTGGAGCGGCGAGCCTCATTGGCGGCGCGGGCGGGGCCACAGGCGGTGGCGGCGCGGTCACGATTACCGGTGGGGCCGGCGGGGCAACCTCCGGTACCGGTGGCGCGGTCACGATTACCGCCGGTGCGGGCACGGGCGGCGGGGCGGCGGGCGGCGCGGCGAGCCTCGTCTCCGGCGCGGGGATCGCGGCCAGCGGCGCGGGCACGGGTGGCAATGGCGGCGCGCTGGCCCTCACCGGTGCAGGCGGTGGCGGCACGGCCACGGGCACGGGCGGCAACGGCGGCACCCTCACCTTGACCGCCGGGGCGGGCGGCAATGCCAGCGGCGCCGGGACCGGTGGCGCAGGCGGCAACATCAACCTCGTCCCCGGTGCAGGCGGCACCACGTCCGGCGGGACAGCCGGGGCGGCCGGCGAAGTCCAAATCAACAGCGTCTCGGATGGCCTCACTTGGGCCAACTGGGCTCAGACCCAAGGGGCAGCTCCGTCGGCGGGCAGCTTTACGATCTTCCTGGCGACCCGCGCTTACCGGGTCAAGAGCCTCAAAGCGGTCTTCAGCACGGCCAGTTCCTCCGGCACCGTCACAGTCAACAAGGATACCGGGACGACTGCGCCGGGCGGCGGCACGGCTCTGCTCACGGGCACGGTCTCCCTGGCGGGCACGGCCAACACGGTGGTGAGTGGCACACTGATCGCCACGGCGGCGACCTTGCAGCTGGCGGCCGGTGATCGGCTGTCGCTCACCCTGGGCGGCACGCTGACCGGTCTGGCCGGCGCCTGCATCCAGGTGGGCCTCGTGCCGATCTAACGCGGCCGCAGGAGCAGGGGGCAGATGGTAACGGCGGTTAGTGACAATCCATTGTCAGTGCGGCCGGATGGGCTGGCCGCAGGAACGGCGAAGAGTGGGAGCAGACGACTTGATCCGGGCAGCATCCATGCCCGATTTGTGCAGGAGATAAACGATGGCTGCCGGCTACCCCGCGTCGAGTAATACCTACGTTCCAAGTCACGAGGCCAGCGGTGGCCTGATTGTGGCTTTCAGCCGCAACATCAAGGACTTCAAGCTCAACCAGTACATCAAGCTGGTCCCGGTGTCGAAGTCGGCGGGCTACTACCTGCAAATCACCGCCGAAGAGGCGGCGCGCGTCATCAACGCCAATCTCCAGGATTTCGTCTGGGCCGACGGCGCCGAAGCCCCGATGGGCAATCAGAACCTGGAATCGTTCCAGTACGTGAAGTTCTTGACGCAGAGGTTTGCGACCCCATTCAACCTGGGGCAAAAGGCCGTCAACCAGGCCGACTGGCCCATCCTGCAAGTCCACGCCGGGATTTCGGCGGCCAAGATGATGACGATCCGCACCCAGAATGTGTGGAACCAGCTCACGACCTCCGGGAATTGGGCCGGCAACACCGGCACCGCGACCGCGCTCGGCGGTGGCCTCTGGGACGTCTCGGGCGCGACCGACAAGTTTATCCGCAAGTCCTTTAACCAGGTTGCGGAGAACATCATCCAGGCCACGCTCGGGGTGGTCCAGCGCAAGGATCTCGTGTGCGTCATCAACCCGCACACGGCCCGGCTCATGAGCGAGACGGAAGAGCTGCGCGACGTGCTCAAGCAGTCGCCTTACGCTCTGGGCATTATCCGGGGCGACGACAAGGAGACGGGCAATTGGGAAAGCTGGATGCTCCCGCCCACCCTCTTCGGCATCAAGGTGGTTGTGGAAGATGCGGTGAAGGTCACCAGCAAAAAGGGCGCGACCAGCAAGACCACGAGTTACGTGCTGCCCAACCAGACGGCGGTGTTCCTGGCGCGGCCGGGCGGACTGGTCGGCATGGAGGGTATCCCCGAGTTCTCGACGGCGCAGGTGTTCTGCTACGAGGAAATGACCGTCGAATCCAAGGTAGATGTCGACAACCGCCGCACGCTGGGCCGGTGCGTCGATGACGTGGCCACGGCCGTGGTGGCGCCGGCGGCTGGTTATTATGTTACGAGCTGCACCAGCTAACACGACCTCGAAAACGGTGACAACAGTATGTCACTGTCTCGGCCCTGACGTGAGGAGTGGTGCTGGTGTCCACGCCGCTGTCCAGTGCGACCAGTTACTGTAGCCCGGCCCAGTGCCTCACGTTTCATGATGCGCGCCAGATCGGCGACCTGTGCTCGGACACGGGCACCCGCCTCAGCCCCACGGACCTGCTCACGGACGGCAACCTGGCGGCGGCCCTGAGTGCGGCCTCGGGGGAAGTCGAAGCAGCCTGTCTGGTGGGCGGGAAGTACACGCCGACCGATTTGCAGGCCCTCACAGGTGTCTCGGCGGTGTTCCTGCAGCGGCTGGTGTCCGATATCGCCATGTGGTTTCTGCTCACCCGGCGCGACTCGGCGGCCAAGATCACGGAACTGTACCGGTCCACGCAGGAGAAACTTCACAGACTGCGCTTAGGCGAGATGATCTTCGGCTTGCTGGATCAGGCCAACGCGGGACTGCCCAAGGACCAGTTTGTGAGCCAGGCGGATATTGACCAGCTCAACCTGAACACGACGATTGCCCGGCGGTTTTTCGGTGTGCGCGGTAAGGAGCGGCGGCTGGCGCCGTGAGTGAAGCATGTCTCAATCCATTCACGTCGGCGGCGAGAGCCAGATTAAGACTGGCACCGGTTCCGCGCAAGCCCTGGAAATCCTGGGTGTCAGCGTCGATGGCGTGGATATCGAGATCGAGGACCACGTCTCGCCCATCTACACGGACACCAACGGCGGCCCGGAGGGGCGAATTCCGTTCGATGAGATGGGCTATGGCCAGACGGCCAACATCCGGGCGCAGCTCGTGTTCTATGACGAAACGATCCTCGCCAAGCTGCGGCCCACGTTCGTGGGCGGTAGCGAAGGCTTGCAGGACGTG